GAATCATGGGCATAGGACCCGCCCACCACGGGGATGGTGATTTTCACTGGAAACCCCCAAAAACACAATGGAATTGAGCCCCGCCAGGGTGTATCTTTGGTGATATGAAGCAATCCAGCCTTGCCGTCATATTGGTCGTTGCCGGCCTTGGTGTAATCGGATTTCTGCTGTTCAAGGGCTCTGTAACCTTTTTGATCGGCTGCATTCCTGTAGCAGGCCTATGCCTTATCGGTTTCATCGGCGGTCTTTTGGGTTTTGGTCACTACGAAACGCAGGTCGCGCCAAAGATCGAGCGCCAGTCGAAACCACATCCTGCACGCCAGCCCGATTGAGGACCTGGCCTGCGATACCGCTCCCTTCCAGCATCATGGCTGATATTTTGGGGGACGATAAAGCCATCGGAAGCGCTGCGCTTACCGGGTTTACAAACGTCCCGCCAAGAGCAGCCAGGGCCGGGCCTAAAGCGGCTCGTCCGGTGAATTGACGCGGCAGGATCCCGGCAACCCCATCCTCTCCTAGCTCGGCGGCAAGCCCGGCAAGGCGGGCCTGTTCCAGAAAGTCCTGGCCGAATATCTCGCCCATCTCCTTGACCGCCCGCTGCCGCTCACCCTTATTTTTGCCGAAAAGGGTGGATATAAAGGACTCGGCGCGGGATTCGCGGGTCTGGGCGCTCTTCCCGAGGAACTGCGAGAGCCGATCGGCTTTTTTCAACTTATCCGCCATCGATTTCATGGCGGTGACGTACTCGGGGTTCCCGCTTTCTTCGGCGGCGACCACCAGGTCATCGGCCATCTGGTGACGGGCTTTTTTCAGGGCCGAGACGTATTTCCCGGACTCCTTACCAAAAGCGTCCCCGATCTCCCCGTCAATTTCCTTCCGGATTTCTCTGAACTTGGAAGCGGGGATAAGCCCGTTTTCATCGGCAGATCCAGCCAAATCCTCAATCAGTTCATCAATCTTGGTATTCACTTTTCGAGAACTGCGAAGAGCGCCTCCTGTCTTTGCCCCTTGTAGGGCTTTAATCGTGGAGGCTGTATTGACCGGAGGGAGGTTTGGCAGCGCCTTGTTGACTATCTCGGATTCGGGTAGGAAATCGTCAAGGTTGTCTAGGGCCGCGACCAAATTACCGCCGATCTCCCCCTGTTTGCCGGCCGCGTCCGCGAGCTTCTTCGCTCCCTTACCGAATCCCCAGCCGTAGGTGCGCAATGCCTCCTCAGACGCCCCGGACAGCCCCTGCGCAAGCTTTCCCAGGGCCTTGTTGCCAAGAGACGCCAACTTGCCGACGCCCTTCACAGCGCCTGGCATAGCGGCGGTGGTGCTCATCTCCAGCCCGGCCCCCGATACATCGACTTCGCCGGTCTGGGCGTAGTTTTCAGCCTGGTGAGCGGCCGCGCCCGCCGCGCCCTGCTTGATGGCTGCGGCAGTCATCCCTCGGAGACCTCCGCCCACGGGGTTGATTAGGGCAGCCGGCGCGGCAGGGTCATTGGCCATGCCCTTGAAAAAACTGCCCGTGCGGTCCGATAGGTTCCCCTTAAAACTCCCCTGACCACCCAGCAAGGTGCTGCGCCTCTCATCCGGGCCGGCCAGCGTCTCCACGGCGGCGTAGGGCACGCCAAATACGTTTGCGCCTATGTCTGCCGCTCTGGCGGCAAATTGACGCCCTATTCCTGCCCCCTCAGCCTCCGCCTGTGCCCGGCGAGGCATTAGAGCGTCCAGAAAGCTACGGTTTTCGCCTAATGCCCTGGATGCCCTTGGGAACATGGCCTCAGAATCGGACAAGGCTTTCTGTTGCGGGCTCGGCTCGGGGGCCGGCGCTTCGGGGATCGCCTCTTGGACGGGCTCCGGGCCTGATAGGGAGGCAAATATTTCTTCCAATTCCTGTTCCGTAGGCGGACTTTCTCCGGTCAGCTTGACCTTTTTTCCGCTGCTAGGGTCCGTTATCTGATAGGTAGGCACTATTCTACCTCAATTTGAAAGCGGCCCACGGTGGATTGTTTGGGCGGTACTTCGGAGCCTGCCGGGTTCTCCGAGTCAAAATCATTGATACTCTTCCGGTATTTCTTCATAACTGTTGAAATGCGGTTTAATTCCTCCCTCATTTTTGTAGGGGAAATATTCCGGTTTGCCAGGGATGAAAAGGCGTTCTTGATGACCATCAGCTCTTGCTGAGACAGGGCACCAAACCCGGTGGAGCCTGTTGGAGACTCCCGCTTTAGCTTGCCCATGGTTTCGATAGCGCCGGAATCTGTTATCCGGTCAATATCGGCGTTCACATCAGCCCAGGGCGAACCCGGCAGAATGCGTCCCATTTTTCCCCATCCGGTAGCGCCAGCCAAAGCCTTGTTTCCGGCCACTTTATCAACCAAGGCTACAAAGTTATCAATGCTCTCCAACTCTCCGGAGTTTTTCAGCATGAAGGCTTGGTGCTTTTTGGAATCTTCCGCTTTCTCCCTCTTTGCCTTTTCCTCTTTGATGACAAGGTCGCGCTCTTTGCGATTCACGTCACCGGTCACGGAATCGGTCGCCGCCGCTACCGCAGCCGCTTGCGCGCCTTTGATTGACGGTAGCTCGCCAGGCCTCAGGGTTTTTGGAAACTGTTTTGTAATCTGTCCGCCCTCCACAAGCCCATGAGTTCCTCCAAGGTCGAGGGTCTTTTGCGCCCGCTTCATCTCCAAATATTGCTTTTGTTGTTCGTTGGGAAGGTTGTTGTAATACTCGAATTCCTCGACGCTTGACGGCCTGGTAGCCTTGGGTAGCGTACCGGATTTATTCCCGAACCGGGTGGAAATCATCTCCATGTCCCTATCAGTCTCTGCCTGCCTTTGGAAATCCCAATGGCGCGGAACGGGAATCCGCTCTTGGTTCATCGATTGTAGTATGGTCTGATAGGCCGAATCTTTATCCTGCGAATTGAGGTAAAAATCTGCGTACCCGCCCAGGGTCTTTTCTTTCCGCTCCTGGTTTTTAAGTTTCATATCGGCGATGGATTTATCCTGATTCATCAAGTCGGATTTAATCCGGGTTGCGCCCTCAATGTCGCCCGTTCTTAGGATCTCGGCGTACATTTTAGGTCTATCAAGATTGCCCTCGGGTGTGGTATTACGGGAGACGATATCAGCGATGTTTTTTTGTTTCTGCTCTTGCCGCGCATCCTCGTCGGCTCTTGCCTGAGCCCGCTTGTCCTGGCGTCCCATGAAATAATTCTGGATCCCAGGCTGGATATTAAGCGGGGTCCGAGCCGTGCCGATGCCATAATCTAGCTGCGCCATTATCTCGCCCCGTAGAAAGCGCCCATCCCTTGAGCGGCCGTATTGATAAAGGGGTTCAATGTATTTTGCATGGACATGGACTGATTCGCGCGTGCGTTGCCGACGTTGTTAAACCCGGCGGCCATATTCTGCCCATGTTGCATACTCATATTTGAAATATTCCCAGCGGCAACTTGACCCACCCCGGACATGCTGGCCATTTGGTTGTATTGATTACCCGCCCTGTTTACCCGCCTGTTATAATCGTCTCCAAAGCGCCCGTAATCTCGGTTATAGGAATCCTGAAAACGGCCATAATCAAAAGCGGTCTTATTTAAGTGCTCATCGTATTGGCGGTTATAGGCTTTGCCGTACTCATCACTTGCCATGCCAGATGCATAATCGGAAAGGGCCCTTAACGTCCCCCCGCTCCGCCGCCCACCCCTAGCAGCCGCGCTGCGCTCAATCATTTTTTGTCCCTGGTCCATGCGGAATTGGTAGCCTGGGTCCGCTTCAAAATTGAAATCGAAATCCTTGGGCACAAACTCCCGAGAGCCAAAAGATCCTGGGTTCACATCAAAGGCACCACGCCCCACCATATCCGACATTGAGCGAAGGTGCTTTTCACCTTCCTCAAGCCAAGGTTTCTGCGTAGCCAGGGACTTGTCGAACATCCCTTTCTGGGCGTCCAGGCCTTTTTGAGCGGCTTCGGCCTGTCTTTTAGCTGCCCTTCCTGGGCCGCGAATATAATCGCTCGCCGCGCCCGCGACAGAGCTCGCCGCGCCCGCGACAGAGCTCGCCGCGCCACCAATAAAATCCGTAACCGGTTCAAACAAATTTTCTAGCCAATTACCGCGCCCCATATTTCACCTCTATTCACCTATCGTTATATCAAAACCGCCACGCCCTAGAAAGTTCACGGGGGAACGTAGGATGGGGGTTTCTTTGCTATTGACTGTTTTTATCCAAGATTTGGAATCCCGCGCCATCCGGATAACCAGTTGCGACGGCTCCCGGTACTCAGGGGATATCTCAATCGCAAGATTCCATTCCAGAGCTCGCTTGTACCCAGGCGGCAAAGAAACAGTCGTCGCCAAACTGGCGAAGGCAGTTATCTGGCTCCAAACATTGAGGTACAAGGTTAGGCCCGCGCTGGGAACGGGGTATAAATTGACCTCTCCCGAGGGATAGCTGGGCCGGTAATAGAGGTACTTTGGGATGCCCGCAGGGGTAGACTTGCTTGATATTAGCGAGTATTGAGCGTCGGAAATAATCACAACCTCAGAATCATATCCGCTCGCATTCCGCACAAAAGCGGACTCAATTGAGACAGGCCGGACGGCGTTTATGTCCGCCCCCGTGGCGTAAGAGTACGTTCCGTCGTCTGCCGTCAGCGCCTTGGTAACCTGGGTGAGACTGTGGAGCATCAAGCGCTCGTTTGCCCACGAGTCGATTAAATCATTGAGTGCGGCTAGGCCGTCTGCACCCTCGGAGGCGGTCAAGGGCTGGCTGGATGCTTTTACCCCCAGCTTCCGAAGAGCGCCCTTAATTATGTCGTTTGCGGTTGCCATTTAGATGCCTTCCGGTTGCGGTTGGCGCAGCATATATTGATGGAAATTCCCTGGGAAGGCTTTAGGGTTGCCAAGGCTGTCCTTACCGTGGTGAATAAGATTAATGTTCGGAATGAGCTTGATCTGTCCGCCCGCATCCGTCCAGTTGCGGCAGAATGCGTAATCCTCCCCGTACCATGTCCCCTTATGAGCCCCATGGTTGAAAATGTCCACCGAGGGAGCGTACTTCGGCCCATACATTAGTTCAGGGTAGGCAGTCATAAATTTGTTGATAGCGTCCTTGGTCAGCTTCAGGAACCCGGCCGGGGCCAGCGCCATCCGGATGCAACCATCAGGACATAAAAGGGGCGTACCGTCCGGATTGGACATGTACGCCCCCATGTATTCTTCTTTGTCCTTTTTGTATCGGTAGGTTCCTGCAACCACGTCGCCTTCCGTTTCGAGAAGGGTCAGCAGGTCGCGGGGGTCCCAGCTCAGATCGTAATCAAGGTACACAATAACATCCGCGCCAGCGTCTAACGCTTTGCGGGTCATTGTGGCCCTAGCATGGCTGATATAGGGACAACCAACCTCCTGCGCATACGCCTCATCCCAGCCAGCGTCCGTAATCAGCGGGATAGATTTCTCCATCGCCGCAATATACGGGGCCGTAGGTCCAGAGACGGACGGGGTGCAGAAAACCACCTTCACAATCAGGCCGCGCCCTTCCAGGCTCCCAGCGCCGTTAGGGTATTGGACACCTCCAGCATCCAGGCCACGATGGAGGTGTTAACCGCCGTCGAGGTGACCGAAATCAGAGACGTGGCTTGAGCCGCTGCGGCCCTCTGCGCTGCGGGGGCAACCCCATAGAGCGACACCTTGTCGGCAATGGACCGGCCAAGGGTCACGCCATCGGAACCCCCGTCGCTAAGCTGCTGTACTCCAGAATCATTATCGTTAATAGCCATCGTGTGGCCTCCTTTATTTTAATTGTTAAACGCCGTAAATACGAGAAGCGAACCGGGGCTGAACCACGGCGATACCATGCAGCAAATCCAGACGATAGTAGGTATCGTCCGTCTTCACATCGTACTGGCTAACCAGACGCATGGAGATCCCGTCCTCGGTCTTGCGGGCCTTGAACGCAACGTCAGGCATATCCATATCAACGGTCGCGAAGGCGAACGCGCGGGGATGGTAGGCCAGGTTCTGCGGGTACACGGCCGAAGCGGTTCCCAGGAACGTCACCGCCTTTGCCGTTGCGGGCAAAGTCGTGATGTTCTGGCGAGGGCCGACCGAGATCAGCGCCGGTTCGAACGAAATCGTGGTCGTGGTACCCGCATAGGCGGTGGTCGTAACAAACTGAGCAAGCTGGCCGGTGGACTGCTTCGTCAGCGGGTTAACGCTGTACACGTCCGCCACGGTGAAGATGTCGCCCTTGGTGATGCCGTTCGCACCCGTACCAACGGTGAGCGTATTGGCTCCCTCCACGCCTGCACCGTTGGTGACGTAGGCAGTGTTGCGGGCTCCAGCGGTGTGGTTATTCACGCCCTGAGACATGCCGAACTTGAACCCCAGGCCCTGACCCATCACGCCGTCGTTGTACTGACTGGCAATCTTGGACGAGTTCTGGAAAAGTCCAGCCAAATCCGTTACGACATCAGCCTGGCCCTTCGGGTCAAGCACAACATGGCGGTTGTTGTCGCGGGGAGTGGAGAACCTGTCAAGCTGCACGCCGGCCGCCAGGATGTCCGAGCGGTCAAGGGAGGTCACGGGCAGGACAATGCCGTTATGCGTGCCTTGATAGGCGGCGGTCAGGGCCTTGTATTCCAGGTCAGCGGCCAGCACAGCGCAAGCAGGGGTAATGTACAGCTCGGAAAGCCGTTCAATATTCTGCGTGAGTTCGGCGCTGGAGAACTTCAAATCGACGCCGGTCTGGACGGACCGGGAGAGCGTTACCGCTACTTCCTGATTGTCCTGGACGTCGATATTTTTTCCCGAGCGAACGGTGTATTCCATGGGTGTACGGATACGGATATCCGACCCTTCTTTGGCTCCATGCGCTGCATAGGATCCATCATACTGTGGCTTGAGCGTGTTAATAAAATAGGTGTTGTTCCGCAGTACGCGGTGCGCCTCTTTTAGAACAATATCAGCCGTGAGGGTTGTATTGGCCATTTTAATAGCTCCTTAAAAATTAAATGTTGAAAACAGACTTATAGAGAAAAAGGGCAGCCCGGAGGCCGGAAAAGCTCTACTCATCTAACCCATGCGATCATTCATGTACTTGTTGTACTCTGCCTGGCTCATGCGGCCTATATCTTTGGTAACCGTGGCGCTACCCCTCATCGTTTCCGGTGGAGGTGGCGGGGATTTCCTTGCGGGCTTTTCAGCCAGCTTGGTTTCTAGTTGTCCGATTGCTCGGGTGGCGGCACGTGGCCGGAGTGAGGCGATTCTTTCGAGTTCCTCAGGGTTTTTATGGAGATACGCGACCAGCTCGGTGCCGTTGTCGGATTCCAAAATGTCATCGAAAAGGTTGGATGCGCCCAAATCCTGAATGTCTTCAATCAGATCGGTTTCCATCTCTTTAAAGTCGGGGTAGCGCTCGACAGCTTTTGCCTGTTTTTTGCTCCAGTCGGCCTGGATCTGTTGGGCTGACTGCTCTTGCCGGGCTCTGGCTTGCTCTAGCTCTCGGTCCTTGAGGGTCTTTTGAGCCTTGGCTTCGGCTCGGTGATCTATAATCGCATCAAAATAGTCGTCTTCAGTTGCGTACGCGTCCCGCTTCGGCTCGGTCGATTCGGGCTTGGCGCCGGCGCGGAACGCCTCCAGCTCATGGCGGGCTGCCTCTAGCTCCCGCTCGGTATCGCCTAGCTTGCGCCGGAATTGGCGGATCCTATCTTTTGCGGAAACGCGGTTCCGGTGCTCATCCGTTGCGTCATCCTTGGCGGGATCCTTGGCTTCTACCTTGGGTTCCGGGGCCTCGACCTCTTCGGGGGCAGGCTCATCCGCGACTATCTCGGGAGCCTTTTCCTTAGGATCCTCAGACAGGATCTCCTTCATCTCGTCAGCTATTTCGATACGTTCAGCCATGGTTATTCCTGGGTTGCGGCAGCTTTCGCGCCGGGGGTTTTCTTGTCTTTGGCATTCTTCGCATGGGCGGACTGCACTAGTCCGGCGTCAATCTTCATCCGCTCAATTTGGATTTTCGTTTCCGCGTCGAGGTCGGCTTTAGCAACGTCCACTTCAATTTTGCGGGCTTCGAGGTCTAATTTCTTGGCCTCGATTTCCATCTTTTGTTGGTCGATGTCCAGCTTGGCGATGTCTAGCTTTATCTTGTGGGCTTCGTTAGCGTTCTTGTCCTGGTCAATCTTTTCCAGTTGTCCCACCAACTGTTCCCGCTCCCCGGCCAGCTGCTCCATTTGTTGCGCCATTTGGGAAAGCTGCTCAGTCAAAGCATCTATCTCCTGGCCCTCGCCTTTCTCCTCCATGGGAGCCGTGAGGCCCTTGAATTTCATCTCCAGCAGTCGCTTAGCCCGCTCGGCGATTTCGTCTTTCATGGGCCAATCCTGACTTTTAACGATTAGGTCAGCGGCGCCCTCGCCAATCAGCGGAACGCTCTTGGCCAAATCAATCATGTTCAAGGCTGCCTCTTCGCGCTTCGAATTGAACGAGGGCCCCACCGATACCACGACCGCGTAATCCCCATCGCCAAAGCCAATGGGCTCTTGGGTTTTAGGGTCAACCTGGCCGATTTTTAGCTGCTCTTCCTCATCATCCTCACCCATAATGGCAACGGTTCTATCGTCGCTGTAGTACTCGGGAATCATTTTGTTGATGATCTTCCCGGCATGGGTTAGGGCAATGGAATAGTTATCGGGGAAGTGGAAATTAGCGTTGTTGCCTTGGCTCTCACGGGCTCTTATGGCGATACCGGAGGTCTCATTGGAGCGATTACCTACCGAGGCGTCGTACATCCCGGTAATGGCCTTCATGTCCTCAATTATCTCCCGCTTAGCGTTGACGATGCCGACGGGAACCCCGGCGAAGGGTTGGCGCTGTGGAGGCGGGGCAAGCTGGCCGTCATGGGATACGGGATGGTATTCCATGTAAGCGAAATTAGAGTCATTCGCCTGGCCCCAAACCCCTTCAAATCCTTCAAACTGTCCAGCGGCGCCTATATAAGGAGCCTTGGGGGCGTTGGAAACCATTTCCGTCTCCTGGCTGGACCAGAAATTGTACATCTGCGCCGGGTCAATGAGGTCGCGGATAATGCCCTTAATATCCAGCTTCCCGCTGATAATTGTCTCTTTCCCGATGATGGGGATAAGCGGAATCCAGCCGGTGAGCATTTCTTTTTCTGCTAGAATCTCTTGCGGCGACATGTAATACCACATCACGTAAGGTTCCTCTACCTCACGGTCGCGGACAACGTACCGGCGGCTTTTGGCCGGGTCTTCGAGTTCATCCTTGTAAACCAGGGCTTTGATGCCATCGACTTCGATTTCCCAGAGCTCCCGCTTTTTATTTTTGATGCAATAGTACTCCGCAAGGATTACGTCATCTTTACTGATCCATGAGTCTTCACGGGAGTCGGTGGACCAATTGCAGGGGTTTTTATCGGGATAGGCTTTCTCAAATTCTTTGCGCTTGACGCGGCTAATTTCGAATCCGTACTTACAGTCGGAATAGTCCGAATGCTCGTGCCGTGGGTCCATGTAGACCGAGAATTGGTCCTTGATGGGCTCGATAATAATTTTTTGTTCAAAACTCTTGCCGCCCAGGTATTCGGTTGAAACCTTGAACCATCCCCGGCCCATATCCACGGCGAAATCATAGGCACGCTGAAAAGCTTGATCAGCGCGAGAATCATACTGGATATGGCGGATTAGCCCTTGACGGCGCTTGGCGTAGACCTCTTGCGCTCCATCATCAACCGGCGATACTTTTATTTTCGGCTTGTTCTGGCGCTGCTCGTTTTTGATATGGTCGGTGAATTGGTTGGTCCTGCGTATGGTGATGCACGGCCGCTTCTCCCCGTCGCGCTTTTGCTTTGCGGCGGCGCTCCACTGGTCGCCGTACTGGAATTCCAAATCAGCCAACATCCTCAACCGGGCGTCAGATTCAAAGGTCTCAATCTCATCGAAGCGCCCCCGGGCCTCATGGATTAGCTCCGCCTCGGACATGTCGCCGTATCGCTTGTCGCTCATCCCATCCATCCCGCTCCGCCATGAGGGCCTTGATAGGCTTTCTTTTTGTGCTGCTTCAAAACTTTTTGGGCGAAGGTCAGGGCCAGGGCATCTCCGAAATCAGGAGAGGCAAGGCCACGGCGTTTCATATCTTCTTTGCGCTCCAGCTTAATCTGTTCCTTGGGCGAAAAGACATAGAGCGGCCCTAGCAGGTCGGCCTTAAGCTCACGGTGGTCGGGAATCTCCAGGCCCGCCCGCATAGCGTCCCGCATATCCCCCCACATCTCTGCCCGCTTGTTGAACCACTTAA